AATGCCATATTAAAACGCATATACGAAAAATTTGATGTCCGGGATGATATCGATCCGGACCTGTTCGAACATACCCGCTCTTACCTTGACAAAGCGGTCGAGACAGGTTTTCATGCAGAAGTAAGATTCGGCGATCCGGATCCGGAATTCCTTCGTGAATTAAAGAGGAACAATGCCGTATTCGCAGCATTCAAGGCACACCGTGAGCAGAATGACCTGGCAACCCTTCTGATCGATGAGAAAGGGAATCTGAGAAGCTATGACGGTTTTAGAAAAGCATCCGAAGCCATAATCGGACAATATAATGTGGACTGGCTCAAGACGGAATATGTTACGGCTGTTTCCGCCGCACGGACAGCCGCCCGTTTCCGGCAATATATGCGTGATGCCGATCTGTTTCCGAATCTTCGTTGGCTGCCCAGTTCTGCCGCAGAGCCCAGAATTTCGCACCGGATGTATTATGGCAATGTCCGCTCCCTCGCTGATCCTTGGTGGAAAACTCATTATCCGGGATGTGTATGGAATTGCCAGTGCGACATGGAAAACACGGCTGATCCGATTACCCACATCGGAGACCGTCCCGTGATTCCGGGAGAAAAAGCGACACGGGACGGGGTGGCACCGGCTTCTCCCGGTCTGGACCGCAACCCTGCCTATACGGGCAGTATTTTCACGGATAACCATCCTTATGTGACGGAAGCTTACAAGGGAGCGGAAAAAGCGGTGGAGCGGTTGCTGGAGGAAGAAGAGTATGAAACAGTTCCTACCGACAAAGGCCGGCTTCGTATCCATAGTGGACACGGCAAAGGTGAACGGGAGGAGAATATACGGGTGGCTTCATATTTTGCCAACAAGTACGGATATGATATTGATCTGTTGAATAATCCGGATGGAGTGAAATCGGCAGACAGTCTCAACCGGACACTGGGATATGAGGAAGAATACAAGGTCAGCCGGACCCCTTCGAAAAATTCGATTGACCGGTTGCTCCGGGACGCAAGGAAGCAAGCTGACCATGTCGTGATTTGGGTAGATTCGGACATATCCGTTGAAGAGTTGAGCGCAGCTTTACGTTCAAGGGTGCGACGGTCGGAAAACATAAAAACCGTTACGATTGTGATCAATGGGAAAGATATCAGGCTGGACCGCGCCAATATCCTTTCGGAAAGCTTTAAAATACGACTGGCAGATTTGAAATAATCAAACCTGCCAGAAGGGGGCTCACGGCCTTTCGGCTTAGAACCGTTACAAAAATACTAATATTAGACGACATGCAAAATACTGACATACAAAAATATTTTGACAATCTTTTAAAAGAGAGCCAGGACTGGGCGAAAAACTCATTGCCTAAAATTGTAGGGCGTGAAGCCGTGGCTCATTTTAAAGAGAATTTCAATCAGGAAGGGTTTGTCGATAACGGTTTAAAAAAGTGGAAGGATGTAAAACGACGTGATCCTTCCAGCAAATGGTACGGCTTTGACTACAAAGGGGAAAAACGCGTTTCCTACCGTTTTAAACGTGACAGGAAAACCGGTAAGACATATAAGGTAAAACAGCAGAAAAAACTTAATTTCAGCAAAGCTGCAACAATCCGTAAAATATTGTCCGGCAGTTCCGGTGATTTAAGGAAGAGTATAAGGTATATCCCCAAGTCCGGGAAGGTCTCGATAACGTCCGACAAGCCATATGCATATGTACAAAACTACGGGGGACCGATAAAAATATTCGGAAAAAAAACAGTGATGCTCCCGGCCCGGCAATTCATCGGGGAGAGCAAGGAACTGAATGATAAAGTGGAAAATATCATAATCAAAGGTTTGGATAAAATTTTAAATAAATAAAAAAATGTATTACAGCTTATATAAGGATATCAAAGGGTTGATTGCCGAAAAGTTCGGTATCCTGCTTGATCCGGAAACAGGTATCGTTTCCGATGCTTCGAACAGCCGGCTAAAAGACATCCAATGGTTCAACAACCAATATGAAGGAGTGATCCATACAAGTCCTGTCGTCCTGGTGGAATTTGCCGCCTTGGATATCACTGCCGAGACAAAACAGACAAATTCATGTCAGATAAACATCCGCCTTCATGTCGTTTCCGAGACAAGGGACGAATCGGACGGGGATATGCGGGATGGGGATGTCCTGTGGCATGAAACGTTGGCCCGTGATGTGCTGGATGCCGTAAATGGATACAGGCTGGATTTTGAAGAAGGAGAGACACGGCCCCTGAAACCGGTATCCTGGGAACACTATCATAAATATAACGGCTGGATGGTTACACTTGTCGGATTAAAAACCAAAGGTTAGCTGAAGCTTGTCCTCGTGTCCCTTTTTCCCGTGTTTCAGTTCCTGCTTGGCCGGATACGAAATCCAACGGTTGAAAGTGCTGTAGGAGATCAGGAACGTATCGCGGATGATATGCTCATACACATATAATTGCGAGACACCCTTCTTCTTTTCGGCGAGGACAATGTCTTGTACGCGTATCATCTTCAATAATGTATTTCTATTATTGTAGGCCATGGACAAACAGTAAAATCAATCAATCTATTTACAAAGTTAGGTTCATAACCAATACCTTACAAAGAAAGAGGCACTAAACTTCAATTTAGGCCTCTTTCTCATTAGTCATCATGCCAGGAAACCGTTTCCGGACAAAGATTTTGCATTTTCTTCAAGGGTCATTCTGTCATATCTGTCGAAGCAGGCGGTTGATTTGTGCCCTGTGCATTTACGGGTTTTCGCGCTTGGTACATTGTTCTTGTTCATATTGGTGATGAAGGTCCTGCGGGCCGTATGGGAGGATATCATTTCGTATTTGGGCCTTTTGACCACTACGATTTCCCCGGCACGTTCTTCCTCGTAAACGATAATCTCATCGATGCCTATTTTCTTACAGACACCTTTAATGGCTTTGTCAAAATATTGGATGCACCGGGCTCTGGGCATCTTCCCGCCGTATTTCGCGAATATCTCCTTCACATACTCCGTCAAAGGGACAACCGCTTTGTTTTTCGTCTTCTTCTGGACGATGTGGATATGATCCCCCTTGATGTTGTCCGAAGACAAACGGGAATAGTCGGAATATCTTTGGCCGGTCATGCATCCTACGATGAAGATATCCCGAATCTCTTCTTCCCAGGGCAATAGTTCTGTATAGTAATAGATGCGGGCAATTTCCTTTTCGGTAAGGTATACGAATGTGGATTCGTTTTCTCGGACTCTTATCTCGGAATAAGAGTCATCAACGGCCCAACCTTTTAAATACGCCTTTTTTAGAAGATATTTAAATCTGGTTATCATACTTTTGATCGTGGAAAGTTTCAGCCCTTTGTCAATGTGCAAATATTGGATGAAATCATCCAGTTCTTCACGACCGATCTGACTCGTTGTAAAAGTACGGCCAATGACGTGTTGATAATTTTGAAAATGCGTGAGAAGGTTCCTGTAAAGATGGGACATGCTACCTCGCTTGTGTATTTGGGCGAAAAGAGTCGCGAATTCCAAAAAATCACATGATGGCAGGTTCCTGAAATACTCGCTTTGCAAACGTGCAGCGTTACAACTTGAAAGGCTAATTTGAAGTGCTTCCATAATGGTAATTTTGTTTCTTTCATAGAATAGCACTACTTTTGTAGTGTTTTTATCAGAGATAGCGAAAACTCGCTGTTGAGAGTTTACAGACTCCGCCCGGTGTCGGCCGAGCGGAGTTGCCGTTCTATTCAACCAATGTTTTTTGTGAAATGAGCTATTCCGGCTCAGTTCTTTTTAAATAACAATTACTCCTTCTTATATAACCAGTTACATCAGCAAATCCTCTTAAGAAATACTTTTTTTCATCAATAGAGAAATTTAAGATTTCATTATCTAACTTTATTTCATTATGGGTATTTGCATTTCCAATATAACGTATAATTTCCCTTATTAAGTATTCATTGTTAGGCTTAGAAAAAGAAATTATTGTACAGTGTTGATGTTGAATAAACTTCAGACTATTACCAATTAATGGTTCTATGATATTACGTATGTCAGCAATACTAGCTTTAACATATAATTTTATATCATGAAAATCCTCTGTTACTAACTTTTTATGAGGAATGGTAATAGAAATAATGGTGTCATTCATATTTCTCTGAATTTCACCATTACCACATACCATTCCTAAAAGATATGACATCTCAACATTCATAATTAATTATAGCCTAATATATATCCTTGTTCAAATAAAAAAATTACAAGATTATTGTCATCAACTCTATATTTAAATTCATCTGCCCTATATGCTCTATTTTGATACATTCTACCTTTCCAATATTCTGATAAATTATTAGTGTTGTTAAAGTAAACCCTAAGTTCTATTCCCCATTTATCAACATCCCCAAGTTTGCGTATTCCTTGGTCTGACATACTTATACTTCTATGATATTTGCTATTATAGCCACTGATAAAATTAACCATTTTATCTTCTCTAGCTTCTACCTCAATAAAAATACGTTGAGGATTTTGCTGTAAAAACTGTAAAAAAGAATCATTATTATCCATAGCGTTATTTTTTTATAAAGATTAAAATATATTCATGTACTTTATTTATTCTAAATTTATAAGGATATCCCAAAGGGCGCATATTATTATATTCATGCTGTCTATCCCATATAATAATGTCGTCATATATAAAACCTATTTTTTGCATTTCCATTGCTATGTCACTATGCAATGGGTAAAAAATATTTTTTTTCCTTATATCCATTACATTTATTAAACAATAGGATCCTGATATTAAGACATCATATACACACTTAAATATTGAAGTAAGTGAATTAAGAAAAATCTTATAATCAGAAATATTACCCAAATCATTGGGGTTGTCAGAGTAATTTTGAATTTCTTTTCCATCTGCACTCCTTTTCATATTAAGTATATCCCAATACGGTGGAGATGTCAGACACAAATTAACAGTATTTGAAGGCATTTTTTTTAATTCTTCAAGACTATCACCATTAATTATGGAAATATTACAATCATCACCAATACGATGCCTTGCAAGTTCACAAAACTCTGTGGATAAATCTATTCCTATAGCAGATCTATTAAGATTTTTTGCAGCAACAAGAGTAGAACCAATACCACTAAAAGGATCCAATACGACTCCTTCATTTCTAGAAAACGTGCTGATTAATTTTTCACACAAGGACACAGGGTATGAGGCTGGATGCTTAAGTTCTTTTTCTTCTGGGGTTTTATTAAAGTTTCTCCAAATACTAAAAGAATTTTGCAACCACTCTTTTCCTGTTAAATCATTACATCTTTTATCTTTATTTATCATAATTCCATTTTTCAGACTGAATCAATCTTACCTGACTATCTATATACCTTCTTTCTTCTATAGTTATATTATAAGTTTCGTAAATAATATTATTTAGATCTTCAACAGCTTCATACCATTCATTACACATATATGAAATATTTTCAAGCAACTTTATTATACTAATAATTTTTGTAAAAGTATTAGTATTAATAATTAAAGGAATCTTTTTTAGATATTTAGCATCAGTATGTATTGTAAGTTTAGAGCCATTAAAACAGAATCTCATTAAATAGTAGTTACATAAACGGGAATGTAAAACTCCTAATACATAACGACACATTTTCTCATCCCCATCCGTAAAAACAGTAACTGTTTCTGAAGCTTCCATATTTCCTGCAAAACTAGCAATTATACCAGCTTCTGCACTATAAATATTTTGAATAAATATTTTATTACCACTAGACGGTACAGGAACATTTTTAAATGAAAACTTTCTTATGTCCTTTCCGGCTATAGCAGTAGGAGATTTTGATTTTCCTCTTCCAACATATCCTGTACAAATATCACCTATTTTTTTGTATGATGACTTTAATTTTTTATATATTTCAAAGTCATATGCATTTGAAAACAACAAAATCTCATCACTGTAAAAGTTTTGAGGGACCAATGTATTTGCAATGAACTCTCCTTGACGATAACTAAAAAATTCAATATTATTATTAGGTAAATATTCGTTTGTAATAGTTAAAACTATTTGCTCTCCCCTAACATTTTTGAAATATGCTCCTAAGTCTATTATAGATTTTATTCTTTTTTCTCTCAAAAGAAATCTTCTTAATATACTATAAGATGAAACATGCAAAAAGTTCTTAGGTATTATATATGATATAACCCCACCATCTTTAACTAATTCAAAGGCTCTATATATTGCTGCTATAAAGAGATTACTACCAGAATCCTTGACATTTCTTAAAAATAAATAATCAGATGTGTTTATAGTTATATCTTTACTAATAGGTACATAAGGGGGGTTACCAACTACACAATCAACTTTTTCCCTTAGTCCAATTTTCTTTAATACAAGATCCCCACTATTGGATAAAGAATCAATAATATGAATATTGGAAATACCACTATTATTCTTGCAAAAATCAACAGCTCCTTTATCAATATCTGAACCATATAAATTACTATAGCCTAAATGCTTAGCAGAAATAATAAAATTTCCAGTTCCACAGCAAGGATCCAATATAGATGCATTGGTTGGGATCTTTAAGAATTCAATTATTCTCAAAGACAAATCAATATCTGTATAGTATATTCCATCACTTTTTTTTTTAGTAGTCAAAAGAGATGTTTCATATTCCTTACTTTTTTTAGAATATTCGTTTATTTCCATAATTAAATTGCATCAATGAGCTATACTTAACAATAAGGTATAATACACCAAAGTAAATCCCATGACAAATATACATAAATTATTCCTATTATTAATGCTTTTATGACCACAAAAACAAAAAAGATTATTACCTTTGTTAAAAGAAACCTTCTGCATAATATTGATATTGTGCAAAATATTGCAAGCCTCCGGTGGAGCAATAGCGGGAGATTACTTCTTTAGCTAAAATATACATCAAAGATATTCAGCCACTTATCGTTAGATTACGATTCCTGGTAGGCACCACTTGGTAAAATGCTAATTGCTGATAATAAGGCGATTAGTATTTTTTGCTTTGTTTCGGATTTGGATAATTGATGCTACTTTGGTACTACACAAAATTCTACACAGCAGCAACACTTAGGTGGTGATATTTGTTTATTATAGGAAAAGTGCGTTTATTTGTAATTCGTATTAACTAATTAAGGAAAAAAGTATGAAGAAGATTGTTGGGCTTATATTGTTGGCGGTGATGGTGTTGATTGCCGTACCTGCGAAATCCCAGATTAAGTTCGGTATAAAAGGCGGTTTGAATATTTCCTCTGTCCATTTCAACAAAGATCTCGTCGGAAAGGATAATGTGACTGGATTTAATATTGGTCCGATGGTGGAGGTAATGGCTCCGATAATGGGAGTCGGTTTTGATGCAGCTATCCTATATTCGCAAAAAGGGATAGGTGTGAAGAGTGAGAAAGACATAAAGAACGATTATATAGATGTTCCGGTTAACTTGAAATGGAAATTCGGCTTGCCTATTATCAAAGGATATCTGGCGGCTGGTCCGTATGTCGGTTTCCGTGTGGGTGGCGATAAGTTATGGGATATTCCGGGATCAGTCGGAGACCAGTTGAAGGCAAAAAGCTTTAATGCTGGTTTGAATCTGGGTGCCGGTGTGGAGCTGATCAAACATTTGCAGGTAGGTTTCAATTATGCTCTTGGTTTGACGGATGATTATAGTGCATCAAAATTGGAATTAAACGGTAAGAACCGAGGGTGGTCGATTACGGCTGCCATCCTGTTCT